GCACTGTAGAAACAGATAATTTAACAATCGGTGGTGCACAAGGTAGTGATGGACAAGTCTTAACTTCTACAGGAAGTGGTGTAGGTTGGGAAGATGCTTCTAGTGGTGGTATATCAGGTCTAACAGGCTTGGTGGAAAACAACTCCATTTGGCTTGGTAATGATCCCTCTAGCACTACATCAACTGCTACTGGCAATAATGCTTTGGGAACAACAGCTTTAGATAAAATAACAACTGGCGATTATAATACTGCTATAGGCTATGATTCTTGTACTGATCTTGAAGCAGGGCTTTACAATACGGCAGTTGGTAATAAGTCTTTAGCTAATGGTACTGATGCTGGATATAACGTAGCGATTGGACACCAAGCACAGTTCACAAATACATCAGCAGATGGAATTGTCGCTGTTGGTCATAATGCAGGGTATAGTTTAACTTCGGCTATTCGTTGTGCTTTTGTTGGAGAATATGCAGGAGAAGCAATTACTACTGGTAATGATAATACAATGATTGGTAATCAAGCAGGAGTAGTTACAACAACTGCTTCTTCAAATACCTTTGTAGGTAGTCGTGCAGGTTATGTTAATACCACAGGTGCAACATCAACATTTGTGGGATATTATGCAGGTGCTGGTCAAACTACTGGATCAATTAACGTTTTTGTAGGTAATAATGCAGGACAATCCATGACAACTGGCGACAGTAATGTGGCTGTGGGAAATTCTGCTAATTGTGGAACAACGGCTCAGTATAATACTTGTATTGGAAAGAGTGCAGGAGAAGATTTAACTACTGGTCACAGCAATGTTTATCTTGGCTATATTTGTGGAGAGGATTCCACAACTGCTTATATGAATGTTGCTGTAGGTTATGCTGCAGGAAAAGATTATTTAGACTGTACCAATAACGTTTCTATTGGACAACATGCTGGAGACGCAAACTATACAGGCGATAACAACGTTGCCATAGGACCGGGTGCTTTAAGTGCTTTAACGACAGAAGATGATAATGTTGCGATTGGGTTTGAGTCTTTACAAGTTAATAATTCTCAAGGAAATACTTGTGTTGGTTTTAGAACAGGAAAAGCTGTTACCTCTGGTGATTTTAATTTAATACTAGGTTATGATGCAGGACAGTCTGGTTCTCCGGGTGGTGCTGTAACAACAGGAAGTAATCAGGTATGTCTAGGGGATGAAAATATAGCTAATGCCCATATTCAGGTTGATTGGACTATTGCTTCAGATAAGCGAGATAAAACTGATGTAAGTCCTATGAATTTAGGATTAGAATTTATTAACCAATTAGAACCAGTTACTTATCGTTGGGATAAACGTAGTAAATATAGTAAGGATCAAAGTGTTAGTCCTGATGGAACACACAAAGAAGAACAACTGGAAGGTGGTTTCTTAGCACAGGATGTAGAAGCCATAGAAGAACAGTATGGTCATAAATTATCTGATAAGACTAATTTAACTTTTCATTCAAGCGAAGATGAAAAGATGTATGGAATAAAATATAGTAAATTTGTTCCTATGTTAGTAAAAGCAGTTCAAGAACTTTCGGCAGAAGTTGAAGAATTAAAAAAGGAAAAAAACAATGGCAGTAACTAAAACATTAACTGGAGCCACACCTTATGTTAAAAGCAATAAGGTGGAGAAATGGAATTTCGTTATGAAATATAATCAAGGGAACAAGAGTGCCGATCCACCTACTTATTATGAGACAGACTTTATTGCTATTATTCCTGCGGTAGAAACAGATGGGACAGTGAATTTTACCCCCAAGGCGGAGTCAAGTTGGACTTTAGCAGAGTTAAAGGCTTTGTGTCCTACAGCAGAATGGGACCCGATATTTGCGAGACAGTACGATACTGTAATTACCAATCCCCCTAATAAGCCACTTCCCGATAATGATTACGTTATTCCGAGTTAGACATGGAGGGAGCAGAGTCTCAATTTGAAGCCGACATTTATTCGATGCCAGCTGTCTTTATGTTAAAGGCAAAAATACCTGATGACTTAGTAGACAATCTGAATGATTATCTGGATGAATTGCGGAAGGATAAGAAAAGGGAATCATTGGCAAGTACACTGGTAGGACAAATTCATCAAGGGGAACAGTTAAATATACCCTTTACCGAAGATGAACGGATAACCCCTTACGCAAGGTATTTAACCAATATGGGTGCTACCTATATTAATCATTTTAGCCAAGCAACGGGAGTGCAATATAAAAAACAAAAGCACGTTGCGGTAGATGAACTCTGGTCGGTGCATAGTTTTGAAGGGGATTACAACCCTATTCACGATCACGGCACTAAGACTATGATGGGAATTTCCACGACTACTTGGACTAAAGTACCCCAACAGATATTGGATTTACCGACATCAGGAACACCTGAATACAGTTTATATAATGATTCAGGTAATTGTGATGGTTGTTTAGCATTTAATTACGGCAGAAATTCTTTAACAGACCCTGACCGATTATTTCCACCACAAAGTTGCGTGGTTAAGCCAGAAATAGGGGTACAGTATATGTTTCCTTCAGGCTTACAGCACATGGTATATCCTTTCTTTGGAAAGGGTGAGAGAAGAACAGTCGCAGCGAACTTAAATTGCTGGGACATAAGTGAACAGGAGCAGTAATGGCAAAAGAAACAGTAACCGAAGAAGTAGTAGAGACTCCAACTGTGGATCAACAGGTAGCGAGAGTAGCTAACTATATGGAGAACTTGAACAAGGAAATAGATACTCTGCAACAAGAATTATTGAAGATACAGTACGCTTTGGATATTCGCATTACTGCCAAGAATGCGTATACAAATGCGATGCAACAGGAACCACAAGCGAATGGCAAAGATAAAGATGGACAAGACAGAGAAAATGGAAATAAAACTTAAAGCACATGAGGATATATGTGCAATACGTTATGACAATATAGAGAAAAGGCTTGAAGCGGGTAGTAAACGTTTTGACAAAATAGATAAATTAATAATTGGTCTATACACTATGTTTTTAGGCTTTACTGCTTATCTGGAATTTTTAAAATAACAGGAGACATGAATGCCCTTAATTCCACTACGTTTTCGTCCGGGGATTAACCGGGAGGGAACCGATTACAGTAATGAAGGAGGTTGGTACGATGCCAATCTAGTTCGTTTTCGTAAGGGCTACGCAGAAAAAATAGGCGGATGGATAAAAGAATCTGTTAATTCTTTTAAGGGGAGTTGCAGAGCTTTGCACGCTTGGGTTGATTTGCGTGGAACTAAATGGACTGCTCTCGGAACGCATTTAAAATATTACGTTATTGAAGGAGCTACCTTTCATGATATTACACCGATTCGTTCCACTACAAGTGCCGGTGATGCTACCTTTGCAGCCACCAATGGTTCTTCTACGCTCACCGTTACCGATACAGATCATGGCGCCGTACAAAATGACTTTGTTACTTTTAGCAGTGCTGCTAGCCTTGGTGGTTTAATTACAGCCACGGTCTTAAATCAAGAATACCAAATTGCTACCATTCCTAGTTCTAGTACCTATACTATTACTGCTAAAGATACGGATGGTGCCGAAGTAACCGCAAATAGCAGTGATAGTGGGAATGGAGGCGGTAGTACAGTTGCAGCGTATCAATTAAATACCGGCTTGGATGATTATGTTGAAAGTACAGGATGGGGGGCTGGATTATGGGGTGGCGGAACATGGGGATCGTTAACTACTCTCGGTTTTACTAATCAATTACGTCTATGGTCACAAGATAATTTTGGGGAAGATTTGTTAATGAATCCGCGCCAAGGGGGTATTTTTTATTGGGATGTAAGTGATAGCTATACTACCGTACAGAGGGCAGTCAATTTAACCAGTGAAACCGGAGCAAACTTGGTGCCTACTGTTGCATTACAAGTTATAACCAGTGATATTTCACGTCATTTATTGGCGTTTGGAGCAGACCCCATTTCTGATTCAGCTCGTACGGGTTCAGTTGATCCTTTATTTGTGTGCTGGTGCGATCAAGAAAATTTAGTTGAGTGGGAACCTAAGTCTACTAACACAGCAGGATCGTTTCGTCTTTCTGCTGGTTCTACTATTGTCGGAGCATTGCGTGCGCGTCAAGAAATATTAGTGTGGACCGATACTGCCATGTATCAAATTTCTTATGTAGGCACGCCTTATGTATTTGCTCCAAATCTTATCAATGAAGGCACCGGATTGATTGGTCCTAAAGCTGCTGTAAGCACACCCAAAGGAGTTTATTGGGCAGATTTAGACGGATTTTATGTATACAACGGTTCGGTTGAGGTAGTTCCGTGTTCAGTATTGTATTACGTATTCAATAATTTTAACAAAACACAATCATATAAAGTATTTGCTTTTTCTAATTCTGCTTTTGATGAAGTAGGCTGGTTTTATTGTTCCGGCAGCAGTGATGAAATAGACCGTTACGTGGTGTATAACTATGAAGAACAAACGTGGACAATTGGACAAATGGCACGCCAAGCATGGATGGATGAAGGCGTATTACGGTATCCACTGGCTACTTCCAGTTCAGGAACTATTGCTGCCAGTACGGGATATTTGTATCAACAAGAAAACGGCAATGATGCAGACGGCTCCCCGATGGATAATGTTTATATTGAGTCTAGTGATTTTGATATTGGAGAGGGAGAGGAGTTTCAATTTATTGACAAAATTATTCCGGACGTTGATTTTATTGGAACCGGAAATCAACCACAGATTAATTTTGTTTTAAAAACACGTAATTATCCCGGTGCCAGTTTGGCTACCAATTCCACTAATGATGTTACCGATTCCACCGAAAAATTAAATGTGCGTGCTAGAGGGCGTCAAGCTGCATTACGAGTACAGTCTGATGACGATGCTGCTGTAACAGTTCGTTCAGGCGTAGGATGGCGCTTAGGTGTTTCACGTCTACAGGTAAAACCAAATGGTAAGCGCTAATGGCTAAATTATTGGAAAGTCGCTTGCCTAACGCCGTAAATGGTGAAGTAGACGCTAATTTATTTAACCGGTTAGTACGTATTTTACAGTTAAACTTGGAAACTTTTGATCCGAATGCTACGCCTGTATTCACTGTTACTGTGCGCGATCAGAATCAATTTAATGCCGGTGATATAATTTGGAACCCTTCCGAGAATGCTTTAGAAGTTTTTAACGGTAAAAAATGGGTTAATATAACCAGTTCTGATGCAACCGGTGTAGAAGCTACCGGTGCTTTAGGCAAATTAAGTATAGCAAACAATGGAACGATTAGTATAACGCTATGATAGGTACTTCAATGATGGGCGATTTAGGCGGCGGCTTCGGTGGCTTGGACCTTGATCCGAGTGGCGGTTCTGAAGTTCGTACTGATGAGCAAGGAAATCAATATATTTATGATCCTTACGCATCTCAAAGTATTGATAAAACGAAAAGAACATTTACTCCCGTAACTGCCGGAATGAGCCGGTGGGATGTCCCCGAAGGCTTAACAGTTAATCCTCAAAGTAGAAGACAGTTTCTGGCTAATGCAACTGGTTCTATAACGGAAGCTCCCGTAACCGCAGGAGTGAGTGGAGATAATTTAGGAGAATTTCTTTTGCCACAGCCGGCAGCAGAAAGACCTTCTTTTCGTGAAAGACGAGAGCAACGTAAAGCTTTTCGCCGAGGTGCACAAAGAGGTCGTCCTTTTATGGATTGGTTAATCGGCGGAGATTGGCGTAATAAAGCTGACCGTCGTGGTTTTTTAAAGAATGCTGCTATGAATATAGCTGGAATTATGAATCCGGCATTACGTATGCCTATTATGGGATACCGAATGTATGAAGGTATGAAAGACTTAAATCCTGCTGATAGAAGAGAGTTTTTTGCTAAAAATTTAATGAGTGGAGTATTAGGGCGTAGATTTGGTCCCGGAGCTAGTGCCTTGGGAGGCATTATGGCTTTAAGACAAGGCGCTCCTGCTCGATCTATATTTACTAATATGTTAGTAGGCAATGCACCGCGCGGTTATCGTGATATAGCGGGGGGCATCGCGAGCATGATGAATGATACCAAGGGTAAAAGAACTTGGGGGCAGACAGCTCGTAATATTGGAATGGGCAGAACCTACGGGTATCTTACGCAACAATTTGGTAATCAATTATACAAAGGAGGAGTTGATCCACAGTATATTCCAATGATGGCTTCTAGGATGGCTAAAAGAGCTACACAGGGAATGGGCAATCTTATTCCGGGAGGACCCTGATGTATATAACAACAGGACAAAAAGCGTGAAACGCGATAAACTTAATAAAAGAGGATAGATATGGCTGAAGATTATAGTTGGAGTTGGGATGCACCTGATTATGGGTACGATTGGCTGACTCCAGAAGAAGAAACACCAGCTTTCGATTTTGGTGCGGATGTCGATTGGGGGAATGATAATTATGACATCAACATGGACTGGATGAATGACGATTGGAGTCAACCTGTCTCTGATCCTTGGCAAATTCCTGAATATACATCGTTTACTGATGATGACTGGTTAAAGTGGGAACCTACAGACTTTACTCAATACGGTGGCATAGATTCGTTGTATACACCTGATGAATGGGGAAAGACTGGAATCAACATGGATTGGCAAGATCAAGACTGGGATTATGGGTATACAGCCCCCGAAAATATTTTTTCTGAAGATTGGGGACAGGATTATTTTGGTACCCCTACCGTTTCACCGGACAATGAGTTTTTGAATGATATTGTGGCTGGAACTTATGGTTTGAGAGAGCTACATCCTGATGTACAAAGCATATTC